AAAAGAATACAATCAATTTAACAAAACCAATTACACACAAAAAGATTTAATTAATCCTGTTATCAACGAAAAAATTGCCCGTTGGTATTTATTTGTAAGAATACCGCAGATGTTGAAATATTACAAAAAAGAAGTCAATTTACGAAATATTTTAGTCGCTTATAACGCAGGGATAAAGGCAGTTATAAAAGGATATTTACCAAAAGAGACAAAGGAGTATTTAAGGAAGTATGAAAATTTCAAAAATAATTTTAGTTAATGATAATTTTATGATTTATGAAGACGAGGAAGGCAAATGGTGGATAAGAGAAATTTAGAAGAAGTAGAATTAAACAATTTTCTTAATTTAAGAAAGGAGGTGGATATGGGCTGTGGTTGGGAAGATGAACCATTGGTTAATAACGATAAGAATTTTAGGGATGCGGTGATAATAGCAAGTTGTCTTTTAGGTGGGTTTTTATTATTGGTGGTTTCTTGGATAGTAAAAGTTTTAACAAAATAAGAGGAGGTGATAGGTATGGATTGGGATGAGAAAGCAAGGAAAATCAGAGAATTAGCAGAAAGTATGAATTGTTTCTGCAAAGAAGAAAAATTCTCTGATGGTGGAAAGAGATTGATTATTAGAGAAAAAAGAAGGAGGGAAGATGGAAGAGAATAAAGTAGAAGTAAAATCACAACCAAAAAAGACACAGCGACAAAAAAGAATAATTGAGATAACCGCTTCTGTATCCGCAGTAATCCCGACAGGAAATTATGAAAACTTTAAGCCGATGTATTCGGTTAAGGAAATTGTTAAGGTAAATGGCAATAGCGATGAGGTTATCTCAAACAGAACTAATGAATTACGGGAACTTCTTTTAACCAAACTAAATGAAGACTACGAAAGAATGCGAATTGAAAGGATAAAATTGCAGAGGCAAGATATTAGGTTTTACCAACGGGGAAATAAACAATACCCTTCTGTAACCTCAATTATAAACGCCATAGAGCCGATTACCTATGACCCTGATAAACTCAAGCAATACGCCTCAAGAGGAAACATTATCCACGCCCAGATTGCCCATTTCTTTAAGGTGGGAAAGTGGGAAAATGATATTGATAAAATCCCCAATACAAAACTGGATAAGTTAATTGTTACGCAGGGCAGTTTAAAACTTAAATGGGATGATGTTTCCTTTATGAACTTTTGGGAGAAGTTTAGCAAAGATATAGAGGTTATCTCATCAGAAAGCGAAGTTTATAACGATGAATATCTTTACGCTGGTACACTTGATTTGCTCTGTAAATACAAAGGAAAACTTACCGTACTTGACTTCAAAACCGCTAACGAATACGACAACGCTAAACTTGATAAGTATTTTAGGCAAACTTCTGCTTATGCAAAGTGTTTAAGCGAAAAAGTAGAGCAGATGGTTATTGTCCCGCTAAAAAACACAGTCAAGCAAGGATATGGTGAGCCATACATAGAAGAAGATATAGAGAGTTATTTTATGAAGTTTTTGCAGGATAGGTCGGCGTTTAAGGAAATCTACGGAATATGAGGGGTAAAAAATGGATAAAAAATATGAACCAGAAGATCTTAAAGAACACATATGGAAAAACCTAAATCCAAAATGTAAACAATGTAGTTTTTTAGAATACAACGATGTAGAAGACACTTTTTGGTGCAGGTATGATGATATAAATGGAGAAAATCATCTTTCTTATCAGATTATTTTGTTAAAAAAAGATTGTAGACATTTTGAAAGGAGGTAAAAAATGATATTAAGTCAAAAAAGGAACTATTTAAGAATAAATGATATTAAAGGAGGGGAAATAGTAGAAATTCTAAACGAAGGGGAGTGGATAGAAAGCAAAAGATATACCTATAACGATGGAACACCCAGAAAAGATTTTTACATCAAAATAAAGATTAACGAAGAAGAAAGAGATTTAAGATTAAATGTAACCAATCGGGGGATTTTAATAAGTGCTTATGGTAATGATACTGCTAAATGGATAGGAAAAAGTATAGTTTTAAAGAAAATTCAAGCAATGACACCGCAAGGATTAAGAGATGCAATTATAGTTGAACCTACTAAAGAGGAAGAGCCCGCTTTATGATTTATAAAGCACAAACCCTTATTGATGGCTGGAAATTAGGTAAACAATATGTAGGAAAAATTTTTATTGCAGTCCCAAAGCAAAAAGCCCAAAAAGGAAGTTTAGTCCAATATCAAGACCAAACTATGCAAATTGAACAAGAGCCCCTATTTGAACTTGAATTTAAAGACAAGTTCGGTAGAGGCTCTTATATTTTGTGTTATTTTGAGTGGAAGCCGAAAGAGATACAGGTTAGTTTGTGGTAAAAAACGAAAGGAGGAAAAAATGTATGCACCGAATTTAGAAAATTTTTCAACCACTTCTTATTTAAGCCCTCCAGTTATTTCAAACAATGATTATACTGATATTCCCCTTCAGCCAGTATATCAATCAATTGAGTGGGTTGAAAACGCACCCGCACAAATAAAAAATAAAATTTTATCTGCCATTAAGAATGCTATTCACACCATTAAAGAAGAAGCAGTATCAGAAGAAACTCAAAAATCTATTACCGCAAAGATTGAGCGGTATAAAAAAGTGGGGGCTAATATATTGGCTCAAATTTTAGAAAATGAACTTGAAGTAAAAATTAGATTAGCCAGAATTAAAGAATGGGATTACAAAGTTTTGCCGTATGAAGCGATTATGCAATATAACAATAAAATAGTTAATGGATATTATATGCGAGTGCATATTGACCCATTGGAGAAATATCAGGGGATAGGAAAAGGGGGATTTATCCCTGACGAAGTTTTAACCAAACTTGAAGAGGCTCAAAGCAGGCAAATCTTTGATAAGTATTATGTGCTTTGGGTAGAAAAAGTAAAAGACCCCTTGTTGTTAGGAAAAATTAAAGAATTACCCGATTACTTTTTAATTGCTGAATGGGGTGAAGATGTCAAGTTTGAGGATTTTTTTAAGAAAGGTTAAAAGTGTGGTAAGGGAGGAGAAAATATGCAATATGTCCATATTAAAAATATTGAAAAATATCACCCAGGTTTTAAAGACAGGGATTTAAGATGGTGTAAAGCCTATTTTACTATGATTAATTCTGACCCTGAATTTGAAATGCTGGATGAAATTGACAAATGGCGATTTATTGCTTTTGTAATGCTTGAACTTCAGATTAAAAAGCCCGTGCCTTTAGATGAGGAATATTTAAAAAGAAAAGGCTTTGACCTTAAAAAACGCCCTATCTCCTTGACTTTACAGGTGATACAGAACTTTGTAGAGGTCTGTAACGAAAATCAACAGACGAATGTAAAAATCTGTAACGAAAATTTACAGACAACTTCAGAAATCTGTATCGTAGATAAAGATAAAGAAGAAGATAAAGATAAAGAAGAAGAGAAAGAGATAGAGAGAGATATAAAGAGAGAGGAAGAGAAGGAGAGTAAGACACTTTCAAAAGGTTTTGTAAAAAACCCAAAACCTTTTGAACACCTCCTTATAAACGATATTTTTATTAAGTCACTAAAGGAGAACCCTGCTTATAAACATATTGATATAGATAGAGAGCTTGCAAAGATGGATGCGTGGTTGTCTGTCCACAAAGGCAGACAGAAAACCCGCAGGTTTGTTATCAACTGGCTCAACAAGATTGACCTTCCTTTAGAAACTAAAAAAGAATCGGCTGGCACAACTATAAGGAGGCCGTTATGAAAATATTTTTAGAAATGTCCCAAGAGTGTTTAAGGGACGCAAACTTAACTATTCAACAAATCCGAATTTTTGAAGAAATTTTTAGAAAAAATAGAGGTGAAATAAGACAATTAACAAAAGAAATTTTAAAAAACCTTTATAACGAAAGGGATAGAGATGTCAAGCAAGCCAAGTTTTATAGAACTCTTTATAACAAAATTAAAAGAAGCCAAGAATTATCTACCGCTACTACGGAAAACCATTGAGGAAAGAGGTAATTTTCCAAAGTTTAGTTTAGAAACCTTACCACATCTTAACCGGAAAATATGGGGATTGAAGCCGGGATTAACCATTATTGGCGGAAGGGTAAGTCAAGGGAAAACTTCTTTTGCCTTACAGATTGCTTACGATTTGGCTTCACAAGGGCATTTAGTATTATTTCTTTCATTAGAGATGACTGTTGAGGCTCTAATGGAACGGCTTTTCTGCAATGTAATGGAGATTGATAACTATGTAGTTTTAACAGGACAGAAGGACAAGTTTATGGATAAATGGCAGGAATTTGAACAAAAAGTGAATATTCCTTTATGGCTTGCCTGTGGAATAGGGAAAGATTTTGAGGAAATCAATCAGATTTTAGAATTGTTAGACCCTAAACCCCAAGTGATTATTCTTGATTATATACAGGCAATCAGGAATATTGGGGATGAAAGGCAGAACCTTAACGAATATATCAGGAAGTTTAGGGAAATTTGCGTTAATAACGAAATTGTAGGAATTCTTTGCTCACAGGTAAGCCGAAGGGTGTATGAGGAAGGAGACCGAGAACCTTGTCTTGCAAACCTTAAAGGAACCGGGGGGTTGGAAGAATTGGCGGATACTTGCTTATTACTTCACTGGCAACATTTTTACGATGAGAGTGCAGAAGAGAATACTTTTAAGGTTATTATTGCAAAGCAACGCAACGGAAGGATAGGAGAATATTTACTCCATTACAAACCGCAATTTTATAAATTTTATGATGAAGTAGTAGAAGAACAAAATACGGATAAAGTAGAAATTATAAAAGAAATTTTTGAAGCGAAGGAGATAGAAAGTGAGGTATAAAAAATGATTATTAAACCTGAAATCTTATTAGACCTATGCTCTGAAGTTTTAGATATTCCTAACTGGACTGGCTCTACCGAAGAATATATCCAGCAAGTTTACGGCAAAAGTATTGAAGATTTAACAGAACAAGAGGCGCAGGAACTAATTCAAAAATTAAGGGAGGCAAAAAAAGAAAAATGACTAACTACGAACGAGGTAGAGCAAAAGAATATCAAACTATAAAAACTCTCCAACAGATGGGGTATCATACTTTTAGAATGAGCGGAAGCCATACGCCTTTTGATGTGATTGCAGTTTTGTGGAAAGAAGGAACAGAATTGCCTTTAATTAGATTTATTCAAGTGAAACTTGGGAAATATGTAAGCAAAAGGGTTATTGAAGAATTAAAAAATTTTAAACTACCTTCGGTTATCCAGAAAGAAATTTGGCATTACCGCCCGAAGAAAAAACCGAGAATAATGATAATATAACTAATAATACTAAAAGGCAGGTGAGAGATGAAAAAGGGAAAGAAAAAAGTAAAATATGCACCAGTATTTCGTCCTTGTGAGATTGAAGTAATAGGAATAAAAGAAGATAAAACTTACATAAGGTTACCAATTGCTAATCATCAGGATTGTGGTGGTCAAAATCCGCAAGGAGACAATATTTTAATGAGAATATTTGTATATTTGTAAGAATACAAATATACAAAATGTTACGGGAGAAAGGCAGGTAAAAAATGAGTAAGATACGGGAGATATTAAATAAATTATTGTCAGACTGGGCAGACGGCAAGGTTGATAATGCAGACCAAGCCGAAGCCGAGATTGAAGCCGAGTTTCAGAGGAGATTAGGGAAGAAAATGGATGAGGAGAAAGTAACAAAATGTATATATGAATTTCTTGAAAGATGTTATGGAAAGATACTAACTGAAGATTTAGCAGTGGGGTTTATCCAAGCCATAGCCAAAGAAATAGGAGGTGAGAGATGAACGAAAAAATAGAAATAGTTAGATGGTTATTTTATCTAATTGGAATTGCAATAAATTCTTGGATTGCCGGATATTTTTTTGGTAAAAGGCAAGGTGAGAGATGAACTTAAAAGAAATAATCCAGCGCTTAGAAGCAAAATATGGCATAACAGGTAGAGAGGGATTTACTGAAGAGTTAGTTGCCCAGATAGAAACCGAAATCTCCCCCCAGAAAAGAGGAATGGAAGAAAGAGTTGTTGGAAAAATTACCAAATAATCCATATCCCGAAGATATTTTTACTCCTTTGACAAAACAGGATTGGAGGAAACTTGCCAAACTTATTCAAAACGAAATGGAATTTTCTCTTGATAAGGTTAGTGGAGATTTAATGCGGAGAGGGTGGAATAATTGTCTTAATGAAGTTAGAAAAATTATAGAGGAGGTGTGAAATGAAAAAATTAGATTTTGACGAATCAAGTCCGTTGCAAGTCTATGCTCATAGGTGGTTGAAAAAAAAGGAGGATTTTTTGATGAAGATGCTCCTTATGATGGAATGTTGGGGAAGGCAGTTTTAGAACTAATAAAAGTATTCTCTAAACAAAGGCATTCTGGGTTTTCTGCTGGAGCAACAAAACAATTGTTTAATATGATATTAAAAGATTATGAAAATGGAGAGGAGGTATAAATGCATAATTTTCTTTACGGGTTTATGTGGGGATTAGGATTTTTTCTTGCTGGATTAGTGATATGCGGGATTTGTTTAATTATAGGGATTTTGTTAATAAAATAAGAAATGCCGGAAGAAGAAATTAAAAAGGCATTAAAACGGCTGGAAAACGCCGAAATAAAAGTTGTGATAAGAGGCGGGGAGATAGTCAAAATCCCTCACCAAGAAGTAGAATTACAAGAAAAAGACGGAGTTATAATAAGATATAAAATTCCAAGCGATATAGTATAACCTACCCAAGAACCACCGAAGGCGAGTAAGAAACTCCACCAGAGGCGTTCAGTGGGCTAACGAAAGGAGACCCAATGAACGCCTTTTCTTTTAACCGACCAAAATATCTTGTCGGCAATAAACCCTTTAACCGATTACCCTTAAAACAACGGGCAATTTTTATTCTTTGGCTTGCGGGATTTACTTACCGAGACCTCCAAGCGTTAGGTATAGCAAGCCCAAATTCTATAAGTAGAGCAATTACAATAGGTTGTAAAGAATATGGCTCTCAAAAGTATAGCAAATTTACCCTATATAGGAGGCAAAAATGTTTTGTAAGACCTGTAAAAAAAGAGAAAATTGCAAGAAAATCTGCCCAGAATTAGAAAAATATCTACGGGAATTTACTACTCCGCAAAACGATTATATAGGGCTATACAATGACAGAGGCGAAGATGCAACTTATGAATGGGCAGGCGGTCAAGACAAAGACTTTATAGACGCAAATATGGGATGGGATTAATCCAGTCTTTGGCGGAGTTAACTGGATAAAAAAAACAAAAACCGCCTCTCTCTATATACTCTATTTTAATTTTATGCAAATAAAACAAGCAGAATTAAAATCTATAACTTTAAAATCTTTGGTGAGTTTGGATAAAAGCATCCGATTGGTTATAGATGTTAATTTAGATAATAATCTTTTAGATATAAATCAATTAAAAGAATTTTTATATAAGCCTTTAATTTTAGAGATAAACGAGGATAAAGATTATGGCACGACCTAAAAAGTATAGCGATAGATTTATTAAAAGAGAAGCAATCAGACTAATTAAATACGCTAAAACTGCGGAAATACCCTTAAAGCAGGAATTTGCAAGTTTAGGTAGATACCCAAGTGAATATTTAAGCGTTTGGGCTAACAAATATGAATGGTTTTCTCGTGCCTTAAAAAGATTTGAGGATATTCAGCAGAAAAAGTTAATTACGGGAGCGATGAAGGGTAGATTCCACGCCGCTTTTACTATTTTCACCCTTAAGAATATTGCTGGTTGGCGTGATGCTTATGACCTTAAGCACGACGGAAAACTCGCAGAAACAAAAATCCAAATCATAAATTATGGAGCGAATAATCCAAGTTCCGAAAGCGGAGTTCCAACCTCACGCCTGGCAATTGAGAGTTCTTCAGAAGTTTGATAGTGGGATTAGATTTTTGCTTTTAAATTGGCACAGGCGGGCAAGGAAAACTACTTTAATTTTGAATATTCTGATCCGTGAGGCAATCAAGAAAGCAAAATCAGTTGTAGGATATATTGCTCCGACTTATAGACAAGCAAAAGCAATCGTTTGGCGAGACCCAAATATGCTTTCTAAATATTTGCCAGAAGAATTGGTGATGAAGAAAAACGAAAGCGAATTGTTTGTTGAATTTAAAAATGGGTCAGTTTTGATAATCAAAGGTGCAGACCAGCCAGATAGTTTGCGTGGTATTGATTTTGCAGGCGTAGGAATTGATGAGT